GATGGTACTAATGATGAGTACCCTGTTATCTATGACCAAGTGGATTCTACTTTAGATGCAAGTATATGGGATGGTGCAAATGGAGATACTACAGGTTGGACTAATTTTGGTAATAATACACACGCAACTGTAGATGGTGCTTTAAAAATAACTTATGTAGATGATGTGAGTGGTAGTTATATTTATTTAAAAGATGCAAGTCAATTAAGTACAGACCTTACTGTAGGTAAAACATATAAAATAAATTTTGATTCAAAAGTAGAATCAGGACAAGTTGAATGGAAAGTGCAAGTGTCAGGTGGTACTGCTTATTTAGCACCAAAAATAAATTCTACTACTTATGTAAATGTAACTTTATATATTGTTGCTTCTAGCACTAATGGTCATTATTTATTCCCAAAACAATATGATAGTGCAGCTTCAGTTTTTATAAAAAATATTAAAGTACAAGAGTTAAATAGCAATGCTGCTTATATGACAAATATGGTAGAGGGTAATATCACTAACCAATATCCACTAACAAAGATTAGAAACTACTATAGAATGGGAGATGGTATATTAGATGGTTATCCTCTTATTGCTGACCAAACTAATCCTAGTTTAAGTAATGAGTTGCTAACAGGATTTACAAATGGTACTACTTATCCTTTTACAACTTTTACAACTTCAGGTAATGATATTACAAGTGCTATAGTATCTTCTGCTTTTGCAGGTGCAGTATCAAATGCTATAAGTGTAACATCAGGACAGATATATAAAGTTACTTTTGATTATACTAAAAATAGTGGAGATGATTTAAGAATAGTATTTAGTAGTGCAGTAACAGGTGCAGGTACACAAATAAGTAATAATGAATTAATAAGTTCTAGTGGTACATATACTAAATACTTTACAATAACATCTACTACTACAGGTTACTTCCAAATGGGTACAGGTAATAGTGGACATTCTTTAAATGTAAGTATTAATAACGTATCTGTAAAATTAGTAAATGGTTCTTCAGGATATATGACAAATATGAGTGCATCAGATATTGTAGAAGATACACCTTAAAAAATTAAAAAATTAAAATTATGATATATACAACACCAAACACAAGTTTATTGACTGAAGTAGATGCAGAAGGAAACCCTGTATGTGATTTCTCACAAATAGTAGAGGATAGTCCTGCAACTGTAAGAAAGTCATTAGACGAAACATTATTTATTGCTAAATTTATGGGCGAAACTCCAACTTTTTTAGATGGATTAGACCAATATACTCACGAGGAGATATTAGCAATAGTAAGGGGTTCTGATTGGACACCTGAACAAGAATAAAATAAATTATGGAAAATATACTAAGTGTAGATTTATCAAGTGCAACAAGTCCTGTTATTGAAGAAGTAAGGGGTAAGAATTATATTGAATATGGAACAGAAGAATGGAGGAATTTATATCCAAACTTCTTAATTGACCTTTACTACAACAGTTCAACACACGCAGCAATTATTAATGCTACTGCTGAAATGATTGCAGGGGATAATATTGTTATTGATGATGAAGAAGAAGAACAAAGAGATAACTTAGACAGATTAGTTAAATTAAAAAACTTTTTCTTTCACGCAAACGGAAAAGAAACACTACACGAAGTAATTAAAAAGATTTCATTTGACTTTAAATTACAAGGGGCTTTCGCATTACACCTTATTTGGAACAAAGCTAAGACAGAAATCGTAGAAATCTATCACGTTCCTGTAGAGAGGGTACGAGCAGGAAAACCAAATGCTATGGGAGTTGTTGATTGTTATTATGTATCAGCAGATTGGTCTAACACAAGACAAAATAGACCTACAAAGATTGCAGCTTTTGATATGAAAGACAGAACAAGTCCTAGTCAATTATTATATACAGGATTATATAGTCCTAATATGGACATTTACCATACTCCTGACTATATTGCTGCAAATAATTGGGCTTTAGTAGACCAAAGGGTAGCAGAGTTCCATCTTAACAATATCAGTAATGGATTTTCAGGCTCTTATATGGTCAACTTCTCAAATGGAGTACCGACACAAGAGGAAAGGTTACAAATAGAACGTAGCTTAACAGATAAATTCACATCAGCTAGTAACAGTGGTAAATTTGTACTTACATTTTCAGACGATAAAACAAGAACACCTGAGATATTTCCTATATCAGTTAGTAATGCCGATAAACAATATTTGGCTCTCCAAGAACTGCTTGTCCAAAATATCTTAACAGGACACAGGGTAACATCTCCTATGCTAATGGGAATTAAATCGGACACAGGGCTTGGGAATAATGCTGACGAGTTAATGAATGCTGCTGACTTCTATCTTAATACTGTAGTTAAGCCATTCCAAACACATATCATTAAAGTTTTGGTAAAGATATTTAAGATAAATAATATGGATTTACCTA